CCAGAGTAATTCCAATGAAGTTAATAAAAGAATACTTTCCAATCCCATTAATCGTATTTGGAGGTATTATGGCAGATGTTTCTCGTCATGCCTTTGAAGATATAATGACTATCCAGATAATCTCATGGACTTCAGTAGTTGTTGGAGTTATTGGATTAGCTAGGATTGTATGGGGAAAGGTGAAAAAATGAACATAGCAAATATAAAATTACCTATAGCAGTTATCGGTGTGATAGTTGCTCAAGCATTTGGAATAATCTGGTATGTAGCTCAACTTGATTCCACTGTAAGTAATAACACTACGGCTATAGAAAGTTATGAACAATTTGATTCCACAGACTTAGAAGAAGCTATAGCTAACTTAGAAAACAGAATTGATGAACTGGAAAAGATAGATGCTATCATAGAAAATGAGATGAGAACTATTATGTCTGATCATGAAAACATTGGGAAGGCATTAGATGACCTTGGTAAAGGTTCTTATTCGGATAACAGAGAGTACGGTAACTATTCTAAGTGACTTCTCTTAGGTGTCTATCTAAGGAACATCGCTATTGTAAAGTAATAAATTGTGAATGTATATGTCACAAAGGATTAAATCCTAATAATAAAGGTATCAATGGAGCTAGGCGTTAGCCACTACACATACAATTTCCACCACAAGCACAAGCTGTATATTCATTTTCACAGTCTACACATTCACACTCACAGTCACAAAGCATTTCTTCACAAATACATTCCCCTGTTTCTACGCATTGACAATTATTTACTAGTGTCATAATAATCTCCTGACTCATTATTCGTTCTCCAATACCTTCATTCCAAGAGCAATTATTCCTCCGATAGTTCCAGTAGCTATTTCTGGATAACCCCCAGAAGCTCCAAAGTAAGCTAATACTCCTAGAACTACTATGGCTAAAAATATCTGTGGTCTAAACTTTCCCATCCAATGCATAACAAATCTCCTTTACTTTCTTTATTCGTCTTTTACTGTTTCCTCTTTATTTTCTTTTAGAGGTTGTTTTATCCAACTAGTTATAGGTAAATTCTTATCTCCATCATATGGTTGAGTATAAGGTTGTCGTTGTAAATCCATAGGAACTTCTACTCCATTAACTCCTTCCATGTAATTAAAAAATTGTTTAGTTACAGGAATCTCTGGAGAGTACCATATATGTCCAGCATCTTTTGCAGCCTTCTTTGCTTTAGCAGCAACTGACTTGGAATAGTCAGGAGAGTCTTCATCTAGTCTGTTTCCAAGAGATTCTCCAGCTTCGTTAACAACCCATGGTGGTCGATGATTAATTGGCATTCCCCAATCATTAGTTTCTATTTCCACTACTGGAGTGTATCGCATTCCTTCAGGTGGTTGTTCTGATGGGAAACCGTACTCCCGTAGCAGTTGATGATGTTCAGCATCTCGCCCCTCATAGTTATCTAGAGTAGTAAAAGAATCTCCTGATTCAAAAGGGTCTTTATCAGCTTTTGCAAGAATATCTGTAAAAGTCTCTATAGTATCATGTCCGAATAAAGAACATGAACAATTATCATCTGACTTTTGTAACTCTTGCCATTTATTAAATGACTTTAAAAAGTCTATATCACCGTTTTCTTTTTGCATTAGAATCACCTCCATGACTGTGGGTTGTCTCCCTTGAGTGGCTGGATCACCTCCTTCAGAAGCATTATTAGGATTATATAATTTACACCAATCATTGTTATCTATTGAACCAGCAACGAGTTCACAGAATTTCCCTTTGACAAAATATTGACATGACCCGCAGTTTATTCCTGCTTCTAACTCTGGTTCAGTAGCATGACGTAATCCTGCTTCTTGAGGGCTAATTTGATCATCTTTCTTTTCCAATTTAATAAGACAACTACCATCAATACAGGAACCTTCGGGAGTAGCAAGGCTCTTTAATAATTCAAATCCCGCCCCCTGATTTACACCTTTTTCACATACAGTAACTTCTGCGAGTTCCATTTCGTCAACTTGCATATAAGGCATTAAGCCTTTCTGCATATTCTGAGTCTTTGTTGCTGATCCAGCAATAGAATAACTTTTAAGCTTTCCTTCATTTATCTGATCTTTAACTCTATTAGCTATTTTAGTATCATCTCTTATCTCACAAATAAAATATAACCCTTTGCTATCCACACCGCTTTTAAATATTTGTCCTGACTTATTTATATAAGCAGGTAACGCCCAACCAACTTGTACATCAGAATGTAATACCATTGCATTTCGTGTACGAAAGTTAGCCATGTAACGTTTAAAGGCTCTAGATAAAGCATTAGTAGTAATCATATGACCTTCACGGTCAATCAATTCCACTGATGCAGGGCCACCAACTACGAGAGGTTCACCATCAGTTAATTCTGTAGCAGCTTGTGTGTATTCAGGAGCATCAGGAAAGGCACGAGCTAGAGTCATAGCTTCGGCTTTAGAGGCGATTCCTGCCCCCCACAGCCGTTTATATTCGTCTAGGGCATCTTGTATATCATCTAAAGAAGTTCTACCGCTCTGAGCTTTCTCAAGTAACATGATCTCCGCATCATCTGAAGCCCATGCATATAGATCAGATTGTGTCTGTTCAATTGTACTTACCATGGGTTCCCTCCTATCCGTTATGGGTTCCCCATATAACTCCACTAACTGTTGGTGTTCCGCTTGCAGAAATTACGGAAACTTTATCTCTGAAGTCTATAGGCCAATTAGTTTCATAAGTAGCTCCAGCTAATACAGCTATTCCAGTTGATGTAGAAGCAGTTTGATCAAAGGCAACATAAACTATTTCAGCACTTGTACCAGATTCATTCTTTATCTGAATTCCTTTTATGACAGTCATATCAGGATGCTTTCTAGAAGTAGAGGCATTTGCAGTTCCTGTCCATGAATGATTTAATCCTACACTACCATCTACATAAGTTGATACTGCAGTAGTATCTTCTCGTACTTCAAACATAATCTTATCTACATAAAAGTCTATATTATGTTGAGCCGTAGTAGTTACCGATAATCTATATGTCGCAGCCGCAGTACTTCCAGCAATGGAATACTGAGCAGTTAATCTTCTCCATGAAGTTGCTAAGTTATCTGTTCCAGAGGTAGCTAATACGTTACCTGATGAATCCATTATCTCAAGGGTTACGGCTCCTGAAGCCGATGCACCTCTATGTTCTATTTGTACAGAGATATGTTGGGGATTAACACTGAAAGGTATTGTTGGAGAAGTCCAATAAACCCCCTCATCTGCTGCAGAGTTGTCGGGGTTTACTAAAAGTGAAGCGGCTCCTAAAGATTGTTGAGCCGTACTTCTAGAGATTGCTGACCCAGATGCCGTGAACATAGTAATGTCTGCGGCTTCTACTCTAGGATTTGTTACCCAGTTAGTTGCTATTTCCCCTTGACCAACAGACTTCAATGTTGAAGCTGAGGTGGAAAGAGCCGATCTAAACGGAGCATATTTAGTATAGGAATGAACCGACTGTCTAGTCGAGGAATCTATTTCCCATTGACGGAAATCTGTGTGTCTTTCATTTGCCATAAATTTTCTCCTCGTTTATTTATCCATAAATTTTATGAGAGCTACGAAACTTCCCATTACTGCCGATGTATGTAAGATGAGTAAGCCTAACGCAACCATAAAAGTTTTTGCTCCATATACTTTGTGTCTCCACATATTTATATCGGCAAGTTCCTTATTAACTTTTTCTATACCTGTACATAAAGTATTATTTAAAGAGGTTTGACTTTGTATGTATGTATCAAGTCTTTCCATATATATTGCTAAATTCACTTCAGTCGATACCTCTTTATCTGGTTTTATCATTATCTCCCTCAAAGATGATGGAGGGATGGGCTTTAATACCCATCCCCCCTAGTCATCAATTAAGCGCTCAAGTCTGCAATTTTAGACTGAACGAAGATGTTCTTACATCGCATCTCTGCCATAGTGTAGAGCAAGCCTCTAACAACTAGCGCATTGGCTGCAAAGTAGTCACGGTTCTCAACGTACTGAGTAGGTTGAGCAACAGCAATTTCAAGGTAGTCTGTGTCTAGGACATAAACATTAGTTCCCAAAACTGCATCGTTTGTTGCAACTGACTTAGGTACATCCGCATCTGGAAGAATTGGAATACCCTGATACGTAGCCAAAACTAGACCAGTTCGTGTACCGGGGAATGTACGCTCAGAGCCTACACCCACTTGATACTCTTCCTGACCCATATAGCGCTGATTGGTATTAAGCAATCGCTCTAAGTTAAAGTACTGATCGTGTCCCAAAAGTATTAATTTTGGTTCTCCACCGTTCTCCCTAATTTTCTGGATTGCGGTATCGAGTAATGTAAGGGACAAAGCCCGTCCAGTACCACTATTATAGGAAACGCTTGCACCCGCATTCCAAGCACCAGCTGCTCTACCAGCTTGTGTTAGGTCATACGCTCGTACATTTGCGCCTCCTGAAGCACCACCAACAACCATACCGTCTTCTGCCACGATGTCATCAATAGATGTCATACCAGCACGACTGTAGATGTAAGCTGCGTCACCGTCGGCAAACGCTGTACCAGAAGCAATTGTTACTACACCAGTAGATGTATTAACGCTTGATACGGCAGAACCAGAAGTCCTGTCGAATCCAGTACCGACATTGTTCATGCCGACTGCGTCACCAACTTTAAAATGCTTGGCAATAGCAGCAGGTACATTAAATGTTGTACCACTACCACCGGATACCAAGTATGCGGAACCTGCTAGAAGTTCCTCGTTGATTTCTTTTACGTGGTCAAGCTGTGCATTTTCATTCTCTAATGCCAACACATCTCCAACACCACCTTCTAACTGAGCCGTGAAGACTGACTTCACAGAAGCACCGAAGGTTGTAGATACGATACGAGGTAAACTCGATACCGTTTCAATGTTGGAAATATCAACTGTTGGAAGAGAGCCTGTCTCTGTCACAGGTCTGGAACGACCAGAACCCCTGTCTGTCCTTACACGCCAACCAGCCGTGTTACCCCACACAGTTCGTGGGATAGCATTGAAGAAACGTGTTTGGTTATTCAGGGCTTGCCATACTTTTCGTCCATACGTAGTGTTAAAGATACCAGTAGCAGTATCAGCTGTGAAGTATGATTGTTTCATCAAATACTCTGGGCCGAAAACTGACTGATATAATCCACGCTGGGACTGTGCGAGATATTCGCTAAGTGATGGATTATTAGCCATGATATTTCCTCCTAATTTATTTTAATAATTTTTTAGTTTAACCAAGAAGTTCTTTAGGAACTCCATCGGTATTACCCATTTCAATCTGGGCTTGTAGATCACGAAGTTGCTTGTAAGATAATTCAGACAACTGTCCAACAGTGTCAGGACTATTCTTTACGATAGGAGTAGCCCCATCGGTTCCAAGCGGTGTATCCACGATTTGTGGGCGTTGTAAGCCATTCTCTTCCTTGAAGCCCATCTTGCGTAAACGGCTTTCCGTTTCCGTAGTAACGGCCTTCTCTATACTCTTCTCATAACCAGCAATTTGCTTCTTGAGAGCTTTTAACTCTTTAGCCATTGCTGTTATTTCATCGTCGTCTGCGTCCTCTTCTTCTCCATCCTCTGCATTTTCAACTTTAGGATACTCTTCTGATCCTTCGTCTTCCGCTTCAGCCTTGATGGTCATATCATCATCTGCTTCAGCGTCTTCGTCATCTCCGCCCTTCATGTATCCACCTTTAGCGGCGGGCATGTCTTCTTCTTCCTCTTCTTTTTCCTTTCTCATTGCCTGTATAGTAGCTTGCTGATCAGCAATGTTGGACTTAACGTTAGCAGGTTTTTCAGAATCGTCTGCACCACCAGCGGTTTTACCCGTCTTAGCTGCACTACGAACTTTCGTACCATCAACGTCCATGCCCTGATCTGCCAATAACAAAGCAACTTCACCAGCAATTTCTTTCACAAGAGCAGTCTTTTCGGACTGTGCTTGATCTGCTTCGGCCTTTCTAAGCTCTGCCTCTTCATCATTAGATAGTCGAGCATCCATCTTTTGTAAGACTTCTGCAACGGCGGCTAGAGCAAGGTTCGTGCCTTCTATCTGCTTTTCAACCTTGTTCAAAACATCGTCTGCCATAATATTACCTCCTGTATTTTTGTACCCTTACAACAGTTGGTCTAAGCCACCTCCGACTATTGGGGGGAATTATATTATATTGTAGCGATCTATATTATAATCGCCTTGTTTTATTATACTATACGAAAAGAAAAATCCTAACTAACTTCGTCAATTTCTCCTACAGTTAGACGTAAAATGTCATTTCTAAAATCATATAGTGGTACTTGTATCAACTTTTTGAAACTATCACATTGAGTTCCTTCAGGTATTGTTGCTTCTACTAGGTCAAGAATTCGTCCAACCATTCTAGAATGCTTTGCAACAATGTATTCCTGTTCCTTTGTAACTTTTAAACTATCCATATTATCCCCCTCTCCTTTTCTTTTCTATTTAAGAAATTGTTTTATCCACTCAGCTATCTGATATTCATTATTCATAGCTTTATTTATAGCTTTAGTCAAAGGTTGTTTACCTTTAGTAGCTGGTGTACCTTTTAATATTCGCCATTCACCATTTGCTAATTTTACGGGTTTCATATTTGTATAGGTACGTTTATGTGCCTTTACCCGTGTTGATTTAGCTTTTTTCCGCATAACCGTACTTAATGTTTTTCGTATTCGTGTTTTAGGTTTTCCTGATGTCCTATCATGTGCTGAGACATTTTGCGTAAATACACCGCTAAAAGGAATAAAGTCACCTCCATTTTCTATTCTGTCAAAAGCTTCATCCGGTATTTCCAGATAAACTCGTCCCCTTGCTGAATATTGATTTGATCCTTTCTTTGACTTAGTAAATATTATCTTTCTCGCCTCTACAGGATATTTATCCTGTATTTCTTGTAAGGCCATATAACCTTTGGTATAAGAAAAATCAAGCATGACATCCCTAACTTTACGTTGCATCCACATTGGAACAGCCATACACTTTTCACCTCATCATATTATAAATTGCTAATAATATATTATACTAAGTAATTAAATATTTCCAACTAATCGGGAATTTTTCAGAACAAACTTTCGCAATTCCTTCGGCAACTTCTCTTGTTTCACTTTGAGCATCTTTAGATAATCTTAAATTACATACTCTACTAAACGCATATAAACTACCTGTCCAGTACCATTCTGTAATCATAGACTGAGGTAACATTAAACGAGCTTGTTCTGGTGCTACCCCCTTCTGAATTAGTCTATCATATATTTCAATTGCCTTAAAATGGATTCCTGAAATATCTATTAGGTCAGTCTCCGATAAATGTATTATATCTTGTCCTGATCCCTGTTTCTTATCAATCGCCCTACTCCTCCAATCTTGAGGTATATAAAAGGCGGGTTGACTATCTACATAGCGTCTACTTACCTCGTTCCAAACTAATCCAACTTGATGTTTAACAAGTTGCCTAGCAACAAATACAGGAGCAGATATTCTAAACTGCAATTGGGGATGCCCAAAGGGAGTCCAATGACCATGCTCTGCAAGGTACTTAATAAGTTTCTCGTCTCCGTCTGTAAATATTTTATGGTGTTTATCAAAGCTTACCCTCGCTGCGTTTACTACTGTTAAATCTGTTCCCATACTATCAATTAAGTCTACATTCATACTAATTAATCCATACTTCTGGTAGACTATCTTCTAAAACTATCTCGTCAGAATCATACTTATTAAGATATATAACCTCCTTACCTACATTACCATATACAGGATGCCAATAAGTTACCAATTGTTTTGGTTTTGTAATAGCATGTAGTTTTTGTGCTGCGAATTCATCTCCACCCTTCATTGTTCCACATATATGAATTGCTCCAGTTCCAATATCAATCTCATCTATTCTATGAAAGTGTCCCATCATTACTGAATCAAACTGGCTTGTAAGATCGGATACATCTGCTGAAGAAACTTCTTCTTCTAAATTTTGTCTGAACTGAAGGAATGCTCTTAAACCTGTTACTGCTCTTGTAATAGCCATATTACTTCCCGCACCTGAAATAGAATCACCATGCATAATAAGAATTTGTCTATTACATACTTCAAATGAATTTAAGAAAGTCTTAGGAATACTAAAAGAAACATTCTTTTGGTTTCTCATATATGCTGCTACCCATTGATATAACATGTAATCCCAATCCATATACTTATCTTTCATTGGAGGTTTACGTGTCATCCTTCCATGATTACCTACTACACATGGAACTGTAATCTTTTTAAAATTAGGGGCTAATAACATTAATGCTTGGGAGATGAGGTTGGCTCCTCTAATCATTTGTCCCATACAATGATCTATGTTAGTTCGTGCTAACTCCTCATGTATGTCACCACTAATAATATCACCTAACATAGGTACAATAAGTTCATCTACAGGTGCTACATTACGTCTTAACTCTACTAGATGTAATAGCTGAGTTGCCCACCCATATAACCTTCTATTAAAAATATCAATGTTATAGGAGTTTAAACCAGCCATCTGTTCTAAATCAACATTATCTCCTATATGGAGATCGGAAAGTGGTGCAACAACTACTTGAGGTGTAGAAGCCTTACTCTGTTTAGTAGCTGATTTATAAGAAGATTTAACTGGGGAAAAAGCAGGAGCATTATTTTTTATAGCTTCAACAATAATTTCTTTTTTAGTAGTATCTTTTATTGCTTGCTCATATAATTTCTTATAAAATGCTGCTTCAGCTTTATGCGTAACTACTTTTTTATCTAGTTTAATTCTTTCTTCTGGAGTATCCCTATCTTCTATTTCTTCCTCTAACATAGGGAAGTCTTCAAATTCTGAAAAGACCTCCTTGTCGTGCCATCGCTGAAGAGTTGTTCTGTGGACTTCGATTCCGAATTCTTTTGCTATCCACTTCGCTAATGCTGTCCAAGTCGCTCCCGCTCCTCTTCTTCTTTTTATCTCTGATTTTGCCTGTTCTGGAATCATAATTCCTCCTTATTACTAACACTATAATCTTTCCACAAATCATACAACTTAAATCATTATCTAGATTTAATCGCATGAACCCGCTACACTTAGGACATATTATACCCGATTGTTTGGGATTTGTCAACTATAATCTCATCAAATCTTCAATCGTTGCTGATTCTGGAAGAAATTTTTTAACTGGGTTAAGTTCTGTTTCTAATAGTTTTTGAACTTCATCTATTTCTGCTTGTATTGATAACTCGAAATCTTCAGCAGACCTCGATTTATCCTTTTTCGCTCCTCGTCTAAGTTCATCATCTTGAGGATTTCCAAAAGCCATAGGTTCTTTAGCTAATTGTAAATCTGACATATGTGCAGATACACCATCAGTAGTAGGAAGATTATCATCATCTTTATTCTTCTCTTCCTCATTAAGCATTTTAATCTTATTTTCCATATCTTGTTGTTCTGCTAATACCTTATTACTCGTATCTTCTTCCTCACCTTCTTCAATAAATTGAGGTGGGTGTGCTTCTTCTTGTTCTTGTTGTTTATTAACCCACTCTTTTAAAACACTTGTTTTTTTCATTTTCTTTTGTGGGGAACCATCCGTTAAGAACACACCTAACCGTTCTATTCCAGAACGTTTCTTTTTAGATTTAACTCGTCTGGCTTTATTATCTCCATGTGTAGGAGTAAATATACCAGCATTGGTAGAAGTAAATACTGTGCCTCCACCGTCACCAAAACCTCCATCTCCACCACCATCTTCTTTTTTCATAGCTTGAATAACTTCGTCCATTGCACCAGAAGCTCCTTTACCTGTAGGAGTCTTTCCTGCTTTCTTCTTACTCCAATCTAAACGCTTTCTACCTAAAGAAGGTCTAGGAGGATATTCAGGAGCATTAATAGAGTCATTAACAGAATTTAACTTAACTCGTTTAATATTTGGTTTAGTCCCTTCCATATTTGCTCCATCCATATTGGAACCCGATTCAATCTTCTTTATCCGTTTTACCATTAATTTTCCTCCGAATCATTGTCTATAGTATCTCCTTGATATCTCTCTCCTTGTTTACCTGAACTTCCTCTATTTGTATTTCGTCCAGAAGGAGAATATGAAACACTTGGTTTTTGTGGATTAAAACTAGCTTTCTCGACATTAGTTATTCCACTTGATCCTAATGTAGCTACATAATCAACACCATCTTGTAAGAACCACATTTGATTATCTTTAACTTCTTTAATCATAGGAGCAGTAAAACCTTTTTCCATTAAAGAATCTATCCATGTTTTATTAAGAGGATTTCCTCCTACCTCTTTAATACCCCATAATTTATCCTCTCCCTTTTTTCTACGGGCTTCGGCCCATTCATCTATATCTCTTTCTTCTCCGGGTAACTTCATACTATGATCTGGAGTTATTCCACCTGTACGCCCACCATATTTACCTTCAGCTTTTTGCATCATGGCTTGTACAGCGGCTCCGCCTTCACCACCACCACCCATATCTACTTCAACCGGTTCACCTGTAGCATCAGCTTGTGCTTGAGCAGCCTCCATCTGAGCATTCTGTTGATCCCATTGCATCTGTTGCATCTTAAACTGTTGCTCTTGTCCAGCAATTTGCATAGCAGTTTGTTGTCCTGTCATTTGAGCCGTAGGTACTTGATCACCGCTAATTAAGAATTCCATGTCTTTTAATGAAACTCCTTGTTCTTTTAAGGTAACAGTAAAACCTAACTGAGCTAAGGTATTTGCAACTTGTACTTTTTGTTGAGCGAAGCTAATTAAGGTAGCTTCCGCCTTTTCTTCAGGTTGTGGTAATTGTAGTTCCCAATCGGTAATTCCAAAGGCATCTAATAATTGTGGGAATATCTTTTCATGGAAGAATCTTTGATCAGCCTCTACTACTCGACTCATAACAACTAACTGTTGAGTCTGAGTAGACAAACCACCAAAAGCTTCTGGCGCTCCCTGCCAAGCAGGAGTAACACCCCACATAGCACCAACTCGTTCCCTTATTTCCTCTCTAACAGGAAGATAATCCATCTCCTGTAGTGTGTGAAAGAGTCTAACCATATCAACTCTACCTCTTTGGTTACGAGCCGAAACTGCTACCATAGGAATAAAGTTTGGGTCAAGTCTTGTTTGGGCTGCTATATGCGCCCTCTCTCGTCTTAAGCTTTCAGGATCATCAGTAGTTACCATAACCATAGAAGCTGGCATTTTTCTCTCAAAGAAATATCTATAAAGATTTTTATCCATTCCAATAAGTGTTAAAGCCTTCTCAAAAATAGTTAAAATCGGTGACCAGCCATATGTTTCTGAAGGGGCAAACTTAGATAAATGAATTATTTCACTATCAAATAAATATATCTGTTGATTTCTATGATAATATTTATACATTACAGGTTTACATTCAAGTTGGCATCCCGGCTCATCACATTTAACTGATGTATCTTTTACCTCTTCCCTATGGATAGGACATAACCAATGAGCATTTTTAGGTAATCCTGAAACATCTAAATCAAATTCTACTAGGGCGGGATTCAATCTACGAATTTCTTTAACCTTAGAACGCAGATCGCCATCTCCAGTAGTATAATATTCTTTATGTATATATAAGAAACCATCATCAATAGAATTTACATCAAAATGGAATTGTCTAAATACTTCTTCCATACTTTGATCAAATACATTACAAGATTTCATAAAGTTCTCAAAGATTTTAAGTTGTTCTCGATCAGGATTTTCTACTTTTGGTTCCCAATGAAAACCTCTACGGAAAACCTCACTAGTAATATGATTCAATGGGGAACGAATTTCTTCTACAGTCATACAAATTGTTTGTAAGTCCATTACAAGTTGTTGCCTGTATGCCATTTGATGGCGTACCCATGTATTAACTACATGGTCTAGACCTATTGTAGGCGCTTCCCCAGTTTCACTAGATGCTTTCATCATTTGGAACATGTTGATTTGATTATTCAAATCAGTCATTTGTTGCGTATATTGTGGTACATCAGGCAGATATTCAGATAGTTTCATGTGTTACCCCTTACTCCTCTTCAGTAGAGAAAAAAATCTCTTTATAATATTTTACTAATTTATTAAATATTTTCATTTATTCTCTACTTAAATTAGAAACATCTTGTATTGATACTAATTTTAGAATATTATCCATTGCTTTTTCTTTTAATTCATATCCTGAATTTATAGCCTTTTCTTTTAATACGTACTCC